ATCGGGTGCTCGACGAGCTCCATCCCGTCCTTGCCCGCCACCTTTAAGATGATGTCCCGGTCGAGGCATTGCTGGGTGAGGATGTCGGAGCGCTCGAGCAGCGGCACCATCACCTCGTCCTCGAGGCTCTCGATGACGGCGCGGATGTCGACGGCGCTATCGGCCAGCTGGGCGGCCAAGCCCGCGGAATCCTGCGCCCCGGTCTGCTGCCCGGGGGCCATCGGGCGCGCGGGGGTCGGCGCGACCAAGGTATCGGCGAGCCCGACGTAGCCTTGCACGGCGGTAAAGCCGGCGGTGGCGGCCCCTTGCGGCGGCGTCGTGAACTGCACGCCCGCCGGATTGGCTAACCATTTTGCGCCAGGGGCCATGCGGAGTGAGGTCGGATCCTGCACGGCGCCGATGTCGACGACCGCAATCGGGTTGGTCGACCACACAAACGCATCGCCCGATTGGTTGCCCAGGTCGTTGACGAAATATTGCAGATAGTCAAACAACTCGCATAACCCACGGCCGTAGAATTCCTCGGGAATCTGCTGAAACCGGCCGACGAGCCATTGCGTGCCGCCGTGCCAGAACGGCCGGCGCTGGACGCGCAGCGGGACCTCGTCGGCACCCAGCGTGACGAGATAGCGGGCCGGCTCGTCGTCCTCGAGGTCAACGGTCCACATGCATTCGGTCAGGTCGAGCGGGCGAAGCGCCGCCGGCACGTTGAAATCGAGCGGGGCCGTAAACCCCTTATCGGCCAAGCGGATCGCGAGCGCGTCGAACTTCTCGGGGTTGCGCCCCGCTTGCCCGCCCGTGCGGTTTTGCATCGCCTGGTCGTAGAGCGCGACCAGCTCGTCCACCCCCTCATACACGTTGCCAGCTTTCGGGTTGGATGGGTCGAGTGGCTTATCGGCCAAGGCATAGACCCGGCTCCGCGGCACGCAGCGGTCCTCGAAGACGAGCGTGCAGTCCTCGAGCCCGGCGGCGGTCGGCGGCCAAACGTAGAACGCGAAGAGGTCGACGGGCTCGAATGTCGGGCCGAGAAAGTCCGCCACCTTTTCCACTTGCTCAATCGTTTTTCCCGATGGCTGGCCGTCGTCATCCAAGACATCGCGGAGCACGGTTTGATCGTGCTCGACCGCGCGCCAGACGTTCCGCACGGGCGACGTGCCGTACATGACGAGCTGGCGGAGCCACGGCAGCGCGTGCTTTCTCAGTCTCATGTGGCGGCGCATCCAGTAGGCCGCCAACGCCTGCTTGGCGGGCACGCGGGCCTCGAAGTCTTCCCGCAGCGCCCGGCACGCGAACCAGTCCTGGTCGGGGAAGAGGTCGCGCTTGAGCCGCGTGACCCACTGCTCAATCCAGCGCCGGCCAACTGGAAAGTAGGTGTTTGACCGCCCGACGTAGCCCTGACGATCGTGGCGGACGCTCCAGATACGGTAGTAGCGGAGCCAGCGCTCGCGCAGCACCCCGTTGCGCTCCTGACGAGTGCGGCGGACTAGCGGGACCAGCTCGTTCTTGACCCGCTCGACAATCAGCGGGTCGAGCGCGAGATTCTTCGGCGCCTCGCCGCGGGCCGGCGAGAGCGTTTCGGCGGCAGCCCCGCCCGCAGCGCGTCGTGGCATCCCGAGAGTCCTTTAACCTCGGGGCGGCCCGTGTAGCGGGAGGCCCCCCGGCTCGTCAATGTGCGCGTGCCGCACACGGTAGCGGCGATTGGCCTGGACGTTGCACGTGCGACAGTAGCGCCCCCGGCGCCCACCCGGACGCGCCCGCCAGCCATCGAGCGGCCCGTGGCCGTGCTGACAGCGGGGCACGACGGTGGGCGCGGTCACCATGCACAGTCAGCGCGGGCGATCGCCTGCAACTTGACCATCCACTCCGAGCTCGAGCCCTGGAGATTGTCGTGGAGGTAGCGGGCGGCGTCCACGACATCTTTGTACGGGTGCGTGGGCATGGGTTTCCCGGTCTTCGGATGGCGCGCGAAGCCACCTGAGAACGCGCTATGGAGGATCGGGCAGCGGGGATCGACCAGGAGCGCCGGCGACGGGACGTCCTCGCCGGGAATCCGCACGCGGCGCAAGAGCCGGTCCCGCAGGTTATTGTATGAGGCGTCACTGCTGCGGGCGAAGGTCTGCAAGATGATCCCATGCTTCAAGAGCACCGCACGAATCGAGCCGAGCTCCATCTCGTGCAACGCCTCGGGGTCGCCTGCGTCAAAGCAGTTGGCGCCCGGGCCAACCAGCTCAATCGTCATGGCGTTCGTGGCCTCGATTTGCGCCGTCAGGTTGGCGTGCTCGAGCACCAGCTCGGCGACGAAGCCGAGCCGGCCGTGCACGTCGAGCTGCGCAAACACGGTCACGGGACACACCTGGCCAAAATCCCAGCCCCGCAAGAGCCGCGCGGAGGCAGTGACGGGAAAGGGACGGCGCATCTCGGCGGGCACGTATTCCGGCAAGACGGGCTCGCCGCCGGCCAAGTCGAACGCGATCTCCATCTCGCGTTGCCAGCCGCGCGGCGGCATGCCGCGCATGGCTTCGCGCTTCCACGCCGGATCACGCTTCGCCGGATCGGCGGTGTAGTGGACCTCGACGACATGGACGCCGTTGCGGCTGCAGGTCCACTCCGTCACCCCCGGCATGGGCTGCGTCGCACGCTCGCGCGGATCGCGAGCGGCGGAGCCACTTGACCGGAGGAACGGCACTCCTCACACTCCGCGTCGATTCAGTAGCCGAACCTGCTGCACCATCGCAGAGCGGACTTCTCGTTCTTGTGGCGTCAGGTGCGACCCAATGAACCGTCCCGCGTTCCGACGAAAAAATAGCCGTCCTTCTCGTGAATCCAGACGTCGCTGAAAGGCGATGACCAGCTCGGCTACCTGCCGCTTGGTCACGAGGTGCGGCATCACCGCATCCAGCACCCGCAATGCGCGCTGGGACTCGACCGTCCACCGGTGAATTGGCTTGCGCCCAGGCCGGTAGCGGTCACTCGCGATCAAATTCATCCGTCCATCCCAGAGCTGACACAGCCGCATGATCATCGCGGGATCGGTGTTGTTTACCGCTACGACGGCTCGCCAAGACGAGTCACGCCGACGGTGCAGAAGGGTCACGTGCCCTTCACCATCAAGAATTCCAGCAGTCCATCCCAGCTCAAAGTCGGTCATGCTCCGACTGTAACACATCCGTGCGCCGGGCAGCGCCACTCCGTCACGCCCGGCATCGGCTGTGCGGCGGTGCCCCGCGGGTCGGGCGCGGCCCCGCGGGCACCGAGAAACGGCATCGGCTACGCGCCTTCGTCTGCGGGCTCCTTGGGCCCGACGGGCTCGGGATCCTCGAGCTTCTTCGTCTCCTCTTCGTCCTCGGGGGGCACGGGCGGTGGAGCTTCGTCCTCGGGGCGGCGCTCAGTCGTCATCTCGAGTACTCCTCTACGCCGCGCGCGGCGGCGGGAACGTGTGTGCAATCGCGTTTAAGAACTTTTCGCCATAGCCGGCAATGAGCGAGGCCTGGTCGGTCGCATTCACGATGCGGCGCGCATTGTACCAATCCGTCAGTGTCTCAGTGAAGTAATCGGACAGGCGCTTGCCGGTGAAATCGCCGTCATGCATGCCGCCGAAGAGGATCTGCGTCGCGATCCCCGGCTCGAGGGCCAGATCCGGCGTTTTGACGAGTGCGCCATTCAAGTGAAGCTTCTCGTCCTGCGCAAGATAGTTGTCATACCACGTCAATTGCACGTAGCCGCGGCCATAATAGACCTGCCCGTAGGGTCCGGCGGGTTGCCCATACGGTTTTCCCGCGCCTTTCCCGTATTCCGCGATTGGTTGACACGTCGCAGCGGTCTCATGCCACGTCGTGGCGCAAATATAGGCAAAATAGCGGTCCTCATATGCTCCAGAACCCTCAATCCCGACCATTTCGTAGTAATCGAGCAAGGAATTGAGCCCATCGACCTGATCTTGACTCAAAGATTGGTCAGAATCGAGGTAATAGCGCACAGAATCGAAAAAATAGGTGCGATGAATCATGGAATGCCCCCCACAACACAGACGGCGGAGACCGTATAGGTCACCTCCGCCGTCTGCGAGAGCGTTTGGATGGCCGTCGAGGCCGCCGTCCAGCCCGTCGGCGGGATCGTCGGCCCGGACGAGAGCAGATGAATGCGCGCAAGATCCCCCGCCACGCCCCCGGCGACGGCCGGAACGACCCCACCACCAACGAGTGCTTCCCCAGCATCGCAACTCGCCGTCAGGGTGAGGAGCGTCCCGGCCTGGACGCGGCCAAAAGTGGCCGAGGCCTCGTGCAGCACGACCGCCAGCGTAGCCGCGCCGGTCGGCCCGGGCGGCCCAGGCGGTCCGGAAGGGCCCGGCGGCCCCGGGACGCCGGCCACCCCCGGGTTTCCCGACGCACCCGGTATCCCGGGGGGGCCGACGGCCCCATCCATCCCCGGCGGACCGCTCGGACCCGTCGGCCCCGTGGGCCCCGTGGGCCCAGGAGACCCCGCCGGCCCGGGTGAACCGACTGCGCCCGCCGGGCCGGGGGGTCCCGGCAGCTTACAGACCTTCCGGCACAGCGCCTTTTCCGATGGGACCACGCCATAGGGAGCCGTCGGACTGGCCAGCGCAATGCCAAGCACAAGCCCCACCATTAGAAGGTCGCTCCGAGCCCGCAGGTCGGGATCACCCCGACCGGCCGCACCCCGACGTCGGGATTGAGCGCATACACCCCATTCGCAAAGACCATGACCCGCTTCCAGAGCCGCGCCCGGAGCCCAAAGGAGAGATTCCACTGGTCGAGCCGGCCCGACCAGCCGACCCCAAGCAGCGGATCGGCCACGACGCCGCCCCCGGGCGTGACGACGAGGACATCCGTCGAATGCGGCGCAAAGGCGCTATCCAGCTGGCTCGTCCCGAGAAACTCGACGATGGCGGCGAGCCGCGTCGGCCAGAGGACCACCGAGCCGGACAGCCCATAGAGGGCTTGGGATTGGAGCGCCCGGCTGATGTTGAAGTGGAGGTCCGCGTGCGCTTCGACCTCAGCCTTGCCACCCCAGAGGATCCGCGAGACGGTCAGCCCGGGCGTGATCCAGTAGGCGCCGGTCCCGTGGAGCTGGAAGGGGTCGCCGGTCGGAAACTGGCCCTCAAGCGACAGCGCGAGCCCCCACGGCTTCGGGACCGGGAGCTTGTACTTGGCCCGCAGCGCGACGTCTCCGATGCCGGTCGAGCTCACGGGCTCGAGCGTGCCGCCGAGCGTCGGGCCATTGGTGGCCACAAACGCCCCGCCATTCGGGCCGGTCTGCCGGACGATCCGTGCGCGAACCGCCAGGGCAAGCCGGGTCGAGATAATCGGCAGGACGACGCTCAGGTCTAGGTCATCCGTCACCCCGTGGCTGAGGGCAATCGCCGTCGCCCACGCATGCAGATCCAGGCTGTAGCGGAGCCGCACCCCGAGAAAGGCGGGCGCATTCGGGTCGCCGGTCGGGGTCCGCGCGGCCAAGACGGGAAAGAAGGAGCCGAGCTGATTGAACGGCTGCCCGAAGAGCGTCGCATCGCTAAACGTCCGTTGCGACACGACATTCAGATTTGTGACCCCGGCCCCGAGGGTCTCCGCATGCTCCAAGAAGATCGGCCCGAGCATCGACATGGTCGCGTCGATGGCCGTCGCACCCGACAGCGCCGCGCTCGCGGCCGACGTCAGGCTCGGCATAGTCGCGAGCTCCGCCAGGTGGCCCGCAAAGTGGGAAAATGCCGGTGCCGGCCGCAGCCCGGCCCGCTCCTGGGCGTCTCCCAGAACGCCCTCGAGCGTCCGCGCCCCCACCGGCATGGCCACGACGAGCAGGAGCAGAGCCCACTGCCCATGCCCCATCACCCCGGGGGGAGGAGCCGGCCGACCTCGAGGGACACACCGGGGGCGGTGCGATGATCGTGGCCGACCGGCTCAGGGGGCCTCGCCATTGGCCTCGCCGGGACGGGCCGTGTGCCACTCGGCCCCCCGGGTCGTCAAGTCCCCCTGCCACGCGCGGTTGGCAGCGCGGCCCCGGTCACTTCCACTGCGCGATCAAGGTCACCGTCGTCACGCCCGAGATCCGCCCCTCGGCAGTGACGGTCACCGTCGGAATCGTCCGCGCATCGCCGTACGTCCCCGCCGTCACCCCGGTCGTGGCAAGCGTCGGGTTCGGATAGGTGCCCGCGAGCGACCCCCCGGCGCTGCCCGATGGCGGCCCGCCGAGCGACGCCCCCCAGACGACGTCGGTCCCGTTCGACTGGAGCACCTGGCTCGCCGCCCCGAGCGCCAAGCGCTTCAAGGCCGGCGTCGCGTCGCCGACGAGGAGGTCCCCACGCGCGAGCGGCGTCGTCGTGCCGACCGCGGCGCCGTTCAGCTTCGCGACCGTCGGATTCGGATACGTGCCCGAGAGATCGCCGCCCGCCGGTCCACTCGGCCCCGCCGTCCCCGTACCGCGCTGGAACTGCACCGCCACGTCGGCGTTGTTTGCGAGCGCGCCGCCGGTGCCGCCCGCGAGCGTGGTGATCGGCACCTCAAACCACGTCCC